CCTTGTTATGTGTGGCGTCACGCCTTCCCGTCCGAGAATGTCTTTGCCTGACTTTTTCAAATAATATTTATACGTGTAATACGATAATCTCTCCCCATCTGGCCCCGTCATAAAATACGGGGTAGCACCGTATCCGTAGATCATACGTTCTTTGAGCATTTCTATTTTGATTTCTTTGATGCACCTCGCCAGCTCTGGCTGAATGTGTACGTCTCGCGTGGATCCGTCCGTCTTTGTTGGTCCGATTAAATGTGTGATCGGGCTGAATGTTTTGTTCACATGGATATTCCGCGCGTCCACGTCGGAAGCGTCCAGGGCGATAGCTTCGCCGATCCGCAGACCGGAAAGGACCAGGAATTCAGTCAGCAGTGCCCAGCGCTTACAGGTCATTCCGGTGATCAGCTTCTCCACTTCTGCTGCTTCAAGATATTTGTCCTTGATCTTCTCTCGTTCCGACGGCTCCGGATACTTGTCGATCTTGTCGATCACATCCCTGGTCTCTATCAGATCACGCTTGTACGCCCAGCGGAGGAAAGCTTTCAGCCGACGTAAAAGCTCATTTTTCCCGGTGTTGTTACGTCCGGATTCATCCAGGCGTTGCAGCACGTATCCCGCTGTCAACTGATCCACATACACGTCATCAAGGGTTTTCAACAGCGTCTTCATGGAGTACATGTTCCGGATCATGGTCTGCTCCCTGAGATCGCCATGGCCTACATCCTGCTGCATTGATTCCTCGTATTTATGGATCAAGTCAGAGAGTTTCATTCGTTTCAGGGACGCTGGCTTCTTACGCAGCAGCTTCGCCTCAAGCTTCTGCCTGGCGGCCTTCCTTCCTGCCGGGGTGTCCTTCTGGATGGTGCAGGATACAATCCTTGATTTCCCCGTCAGCGGGTCGGTGACCCGTTCCTGCATGATCTTGTAGCCATTTCTTTCAGCTATCCACATATTCCACCTCCTGTGTTATAATGAAAAAGGTCAAAGGTTGCCCGTATAATGCGTCGGGGTACAATGACCATCGCCGTCTGGTGCTGCAACACCGGGCGGCTTTTATAATGCAGTTTCTATGCGATATTATTCCAGATTTCTGCACATTTCATGCAAAAATGGGAAAAATAAACGGAAATCGCGGTTTATAATCCATCGTCTTCGGTTTCTTTTGGCTGTAGAGATATAGATTGGTAGTATATAGCGTTGCTAATCTCAAAATTATCGCCAACACAACCAAGTGTAATAACCGAATCTTCGCCTTTCCATCTACGAATAAATTTAACGTGTCCCGCACCTACTGCCATTCCATATTTGGATGGCTTATCTTTATAAAGATCATTCTTCCAATCATCGTCCGTTTCATCAGGTTCACCGTATTTCTTCGTAAGGGCTTCCTGAAGATCAAGAAAATCTTGATAATAATTGAGCAGATCGGTATGCTCTTCTGACAAAATGTACATGCCAGAATATAATCCATTGTTTCCAAAGCAAAGAACTGCAGCAGATGATTTGCCCGCTACTGTCGCATCGGTGATGGTTAATTTCCCCTCGCTTTCCGTATATGTGAAATCAGGGTGATCTTTAACGAATTCAGAGTTTTCTACTTCCGCAAGCGATGATCCCCAAGGGATCCCCCTGAAGGTGTATTCCTTGCCTTCTGATTCTGTCGTTGCCTCGGACTGCGGAGCTTCCGCAGCAGGCGTGACAGCCGGAACCGCCAGCGCGATCGCCAACGCCATTGTTAGGATTGCATGTTTTTTCATAGTGTTTCCCTCCTATAACTTCTTCCGTACTTCTGTACATTTGCCTACGATCCTGATCGGAAGCGTTTGCACCTCATCAGCCGAGAAGTACCACGGCGGATAATCCGGGTTGTCAGATACAAGGGCGATGCCGTCATCATATTTTTTGAAACGTTTACAAAGAGTTTCCTTATCAGAATTAATAATAGCAATAACGATATCCCCGGATTCGACGGAAATGTTCTGATTGACGATGACAATGGATCCATCTGGAATGGTCGGCGTCATACTGTTCCCTTCGATCATGACACCAATCACGCCTTCTGGATCGCCAGTATAATCTGTGTAATAAAGAACATCTTCGTTCGCGAGATGCGGTCGTCCTGCGCCAGCAGCAGAATAAACAGGAATCTGATGAGCGCCCAGAGGGATAGTGGTTATATGCGGCGGCTCCCACCCCATTATCGTAGCTGGTGATATATCCAAAGCATTTGCAAGCGATACTATTTTGTCTCGACGCATGTTTTGAATGTCTCCGCTTTCCCATCGGGATATAGTCCCTTCACTCACCCCAACTTTTTTAGCGACTTCCTTCATGGTGAGCCCAAGCTTTTCGCGTTGTTTTTTGAGGATATCTTTTACTTCTTCCATAATCTCACCTCAACATTGTTGTCTATATAATAATTATAACGATAAATTGCATTTATGCAATATATAACATTAAAAAAATATATTTACTTGCATAAACGCATTGACAACAAATAAGGACCGCGTTATTATTAACTTGCGAATACGCAAGAAGGGAGGAGAGCAGATGTTCAACGAGCGTAGATTTCGGGCAGAGCTTGCGATTAGAGGACTCAAGCTAAAAGATGTCGCTGCCATGCTTGGCATCGACGAAGCTACTCTCTATAGAAAACTCAGAAATGGGGGTTCTTTTTCGAGAGAAGAGATTGGAGTAATGATCGAAAAGCTAAAGTTAAAGGACCCAATGCAAATTTTTTTTGCTGATGAACTTGCGGAAACGCAAGCACTTTAACAAGGAGGACACAGGATGGAGAGGAAATGGGTGAGGGTTCGGGACATTCCGAAGGAGTATTCGGTGTCCCTGAGCTATGCGCAGAAGCTGGTGTCAGACATGCGCAAAGATGACAAGATTACCGACCGGGATTTCATTCTTGATGGAAGTATCCGGCTGGTGCGCGTTGAAGCGCTGGAGGACTTCTGGCGCAGGCGCGGAGCAGGAGAAGCATAAACATTCACACACAGGAGGGAACACAAATGGCAACAGCAGCAGAACTGAATAAGAGAAGAACCAGAGGCGAGAGGCTGAGGAGGGACGCGCTTGTGATGCACGTCCGGCTGACCTTCATGAACGAGCTTCTGGGGACAGCTTCCGGGAATGAAGATATTCACGGCACATATGTCGCCGGGAAGATCAAGAAGAAGCAGAAGGCCAGCCAGAAGTACATCCGCGAAGGCTTGTCTGATGAGCAGCGTGATGCGCTCGTTCAACAGGAATTGGAGGATATTAAGAACCTCAACGCCGACGAGGAGATCATAAAGGGAAAGACGTTCTTCCCGCGAAACGACGAAGGTGAGCCGATCCTGTTCGACTACCAGATCAGGGGATTTTTTAAATCCGCCTGCGGAGCCTGCCGGCAGATTCCGGAGAGTGAGACGACCGCGAAGAAGTTTACCGCCTATAAAGGAAAGATTGACACCCTGATTCAGGTCTACAGCGACGTCCAGAAGAGCAAGGACGCAATCGTAAACGGCACGGTTGAAGATAAGGCGATCCGCGAGATCGTGATCCATACGAATAAGCCGATCGGTGACTGCCAGCGTCCACTCCGGGCATCGACTCCGCAGGGTGACAGAGTGGCAATCAGCGACTCTGAATCCATCGCGCCGGGAGCATGGGTGGAGTTCGACATCGTATCCCTGCTTGGAGAAGGAAGCCGCGGGATGATAGAGGAGTGGTTAGACTACGGCTACGACAACGGCATCGGCGGATGGCGAAATAGCCGCAAAGGGTCATTCATCTGGGACTATGTGGATCCGGAAGAGTAATGGCAACGATGTGGAATAGAAAAGCACTGAATAGCTACGGCATGTCGAAGCGTTAAGTTGCAAAAGCAAGGAACTGTTAAGAAAAGCGTGAGAAAAGAATCGAATAGTTTTGCACAGAGAAGGAGAAGCACCACGCTGATATCTAACACACGCTAACACGCACCAACGTGCAGAGTAACAGCTTAGTAGTCATGTGGAAAGCAACGCCAAAGAAATGAAAAGCAACGTTTTGTGCTGGCGACGCACAGTGAATCCAGGAATCGCAGAAGAATGGTGAAGCCAAGCGATCCAAAAGAAAAGAGTGGAAATGCGCAGGCAAGGTAGTGATTAGGATTGCAAGGAGAAGGAAAGGCATAGAAACGTCGTGCTGAAGCAACGCGACGCATCGCTCGGCGAAGCGATAGCAAAGTGCTGACAGGCTACGCAGCTGGTAAAGCGAAGAGAGGCGCAGAAACGCACAAGCAATTCATTATGTGGATTCGCAAGGGCCAAGGTAGCAAAACTGAGCGATGGCAAGGCAAAGAGCAGCTGGGCGACGGCAAAGCGAAGAAAAGAGATGTTTCGGCGAAGAACTGCACAAGCTATGCATTGTGAGGCAATACTGAGCAATGGCAATGCAAAGACTGGAAAAGTCTAGGCGATGATTTGCGAAGAGAAGTTTAGCAGCGCCGTAGCGATGCTGTGCCTTGACTGGCCATAGATAAGCTGTGAAAAGCGACGATCTGCTAAAGAAAGGTTTTGCAGCGTATTGGTTCGCATTGGAAAAGCAATGCAGCGACATGAAAGGCTGAGGGCAATGTAATTCGATGAGATGCAAAATCATTGCCAGGCTTCGTCAGGCGTAAGAAAAGAGTTGATTAGCCATAGCAGAGTATGGCAGCGAAATGCTTCGTAGGGGTAAAGCGTCGCGGAGCGATGAAAGGGCGCGGGAATTGTGCAGAGTAGCATTGATAACTATCAAAAATGGCGATGTCGTCCGCAAGGAGCATATGAGCTATGCGGCTGCGCGGAGGCATTGCTTAAACCGTAACTGGCGGGATGGCGAATGCCAGCTCGCGATTCAAATCACAGGAGGGGAAAAGAATGAGAAGAAAGATCATCATTAAGGCTTTGTCTGCCGGTATCGCGGCGGGATTCCTGGCACTGGTAAAGCCGGAAAGTCAGCCTGGCATGGGCGTGACTGCGATCATCGCGATCGCGTTTTACATGCTTAACTGCAGAGCATTGTCATCACTGATTCGTGAGAAACACTACTATACGACGACAATCAGCGACCGGTACAGGCTTTCCAGATGGGCAGACACGAAGGTGGGCGCGTGAGATGCAGAGACGATTGAAATGCGAATTATACAACGACTCCATGCAGAACTGGAAAGGCTACCCGATCCACAAGGCACAGCTCATCATCGCGGATGTTCCGTACAACGTTGGGACAAACTTCTACGGCTCTAATCCCATGTGGTACAAGGGCGGGGATAACAAAAACGGCGAATCAAAGTTTGCTGGAAAAGCTGCGTTCACATCGGATTTCAACTTCAACCTATACGAATACTTCCATTTTTGTTCGCAACTGATGAAGAAGGACGACACGAGGCCATGCACAAGAGGGAGATCATCAGACAGCCCATGCATGATTGTGTTTTGCGCATTTGAGCAGTTTCACACACTCATCAATGCAGCCGCAAAACATGGATTTATCCACTACATACCGCTTGTGTTCGTGAAGAATTACAGTCCGCAAGTTCTGAAGGCGAATATGCGGGTTGTCGGAGCGACTGAATATGCGCTGCTGTTCTATCGTGACAGGCTACCGAAGTTCAGAAACGGGCTGAAGGTGGACGAGAACGGGAAAAACATCCGCGGAACCGGGCACATGATATTTAACTGGTTTAAATGGGAACGGGATCCGAAAGACATTCCGAAGATTCACCCGGCACAAAAACCGGTATCACTCATCAAACAGCTTGTAGAAATCTTCACGGACCCGGGCGACGTTGTGATTGATCCGTGCTTCGGGTCCGGAACAACTGCGAGAGCGTGCCAGGAATTAGGACGGAACTTTTACGGATTCGAGATTAGCAAGACATTTTACAGACGCGCAGTAAATGAAATGCTGTTGAAAGATGTGTGGATAGAAGGAGGAACACAGGATGGACACGCTGATAGAGCTGGTAAAGATGTATGCCGTCGAGCTGAGACGAAATGAAAGGATATGCGCACGGATCAACGAATTGCAGCGGTTTCTCGACGAGGAGGAAAGGGAGCATTTCAACCTGATGAATCGGATCACTCCCGAAGGGGTCCAGATAGCGACCTGTTCGACAGTAAATATTGATGATGTCAGGAAGTGCTTGTCGATTCACCGAAGCGATGAGAATACAGCGCTGCTTGCTGAGATCAATAACAGGAGGAGAAAGAATGAATCTGTATGAGATCGACCAGAAGATGATGGAAGCCTTCGCGGCAGCAGTTGATCCGGAGACGGGCGAGATTGTCGACGAGGAGATGAAAAGTGCTTTTGACCAGCTGACTATAGACAGGGATCAGAAGATCGAGAATATCTGTCTTTTCATCAAAAACCTCCGGGCAGAAGCGGCAGCTCTGAAGGCAGAAAAGGAGGCATTCGCGGCGAGGGAGAAGGCATCGGAGAACAAGGCGGAAAGCCTGCTTCGATACCTGAAAGGATACCTAAACGGCGAGCCATTTAAAACAACACGGGCTACGGTGTCATGGCGAAAAACAAAATCGGTTAAGATTGAAGATCTTGGCATGATCTCGGCTACTTATCTTACATGGCCTGATCCGGTTCCAAACAAGATGAAGATCCGCAAGGTGCTTGAAGCAGGGCGATTGGTCCCCGGAGCGGAGCTGGTGGAAAACCAGTCAATGACAGTGAGGTGACGAAGGATGGGACGAATGTTCAGACTGCTGAGGGCGGACGAGATAGAGTGTCGTGTCTCGCGGATCACTGAGAAAGGATTATTCCTGCTGCTGTACAAGGATGCCAGAGTTGACCAGAACATCCTGGATGAAACGGTCGGACATGCCCGCTGGCAAAGGAAGCACGAGCTGATAAACGGCAACCTGTTCTGCAGCGTCGGAATCTGGTTTGACCGCGACACCTTCAGCGGCTGGGTATGGAAGCAGGATGTAGGGACTGAAAGCAATACCGAAAAAGAAAAAGGACAGGCAAGTGACGCATTCAAACGAGCTTGTTTCAACTGGGGAATCGGGCGGGAGCTTTACACCGCCCCGAGGATCTGGATCAGCGCTGGAAACTATTCACCGAAACAGAACAATGGAAAGCTGACGACATACGACCATTTCATCGTTTCAGAAATAAATTACACGGATGACCGGATCTCATCGCTGGTCATCGTTAATGAAGACACCGGGAAGACCGTTTACAAGTGGTCACGGGAAAAAAAGCCGAACCCGGACGACAAGATCACAGAGAAACAGGTGATCGTCCTCCGGAAGATGTGCCTGCAGCACCGGATGCCAGAAGAAACGATATTCGGCCATTACGGCCACAAGTCGATGGAAGAGATGACCATCGGTGACTGGACGGACTTCGGGAAGGTTGGGCAGGCCGTGATTGAGAAATGGGACAAGGAGCACGCGGATGAAAACGACGGGAAGGCTGAAAGCCATTGATCTTCCATTCCGGGCAAAGAAACCGATTGTGTCCTTCGAGCTGGACTGCCTGCCGGAGGACGCCGAGAAGTATCAGGATATGGAGCTTGACCTGAAGATCGAGAAGCATCGGAACCATCGGAGCCTGGACGCAAACGCGATGCTCTGGGCCTGCCTGGGAGAACTGGCGCAGGCCCTCCGTACAGATAACTGGTCAATGTACCTGTTCGAGCTAGAACGGTACGGGAAATACACATATCTGCTTGTCAGGCCGGATGCCGTCGATGGTGTCCGGCAGCAGTGGAGGGAGACAAAGGTTGTCGGGGATACCGTTGTCGACGATCCGGAAACAGGGGAACCACGGAAGATGGTGCAGATGATCTGCTTTTTCGGTAGCAGCACCTACAACACGCAGGAATTCTCCAGGCTGCTGGATGGCGTTGTATCTGATATGCGGGACATCCACCTGACACCGCCACCAGATGAGGACATGAAGCAGCTGATCCGTGAGATGGAGAAGAGAGAGCATGATAAAGCAAGAAGACAGCAGGAAGCGCGGGAAGGCCTCCAGAAATAAGGGCGCAAATGCGGAGCGCGAGCTTGCATCCATCATCCGCGAGCATGGTTACGATGCACACCGCGGGAAGGTTTTCTATCACGAATCGGATGTTGTAGGTCTTCCGGGGATCCACGTTGAATGTAAACGTGTCGAGCATCTGAATCTTGAGAAGGCTATGCAGCAGGCGGTAGCAGAAGCGGATAAGCGGAAGGATGGAGCACCGGCAGTGTTCCACCGCAAGGATCGCGGGGAATGGCTTGTGACGCTAAGGATCGATGACT